TGTCCAAACTTTATCTGAACAACTAAGACTGACATTTATTGAGCAATACAAGGGAGACTTTGCCGGTTCTTTACAGCAACAGTTTGAAGAGACGTTGAAGTTACAACTACCTGAGGTTCCACCTCGGGGTGACTTGGATATCACTCGTGTCATGGAGTCTGATTATTTTTTCAATTAAATACTTCGCAACTGAGATTCGATTGCGTGCGAAGGTGAATCACGCAGTTACCCCTGCTTATTGGTACACCAAAACCTTAAAGGAAAAATATGAAAGATAAACTACATTCAATTGGCAGTCACCAAGCACAGACGTCAGCATTTAAATTGCTCGATGGCTTGCAGCGTCTGCCTCAGCACGAGCAAGTTTCAGCTTTAATACTTTCCTTTCTTTTAATTTGCAAACGCTTTAACTACAACCCTCGAGAAGCATGTGAGCTAGGTGAACGCATCCTATCTGACTGCCTATCGAAGGGGCGTGGCGAACAGGCAAGAGCACTCATCAATTATATGAAGGGAGAATTATAGATGTTAATGAACCGTATACAACACGCACTTGTAGCAGAAGCAAAGGACATGTGGGAGCGTGGCTTTCCTGTCCCTGTTGACATGGCTATGCAGATGCAAGCAGAAGGTCTTGATGTTGAAAGACTTGAAGCAAAATATTTAGACAAATAATTTAAAGGAGAAAAATTTATGGCAGATAAGCCGTTCAGAAAAACGATTGTGACTCCAGTAGGAACAGCAATCTATCCACACCTAACAGCACCCGATGCTAAGTTTGGAGATCCAGTTTACAAATGCAATCTTAGACTTACAGGTGAGGATGCCACATCATTCATCGCCAAGATTGAAGAGATGAAAGCTCAAGCAATGGAACACCTTGGTGTTAAAGATTTAACAGTACCAATTGTTCCCGCACTTGACGATGATAAGAATGAAATCCCTGGTGCGTTTGATGTTAAGACTAAAGCCAAGGCATTCTTTAAACAAGCTGATGGATCTATGGTAGAGAACAACTTAACTATTGTAGATGCGCAGAAGAATCCATACGATGCATCCAACGGTGCAATATGGGGAGGCAGTAAAGTGAAGTTGGCCCTGAATGTAGGAGCAGTAGCAACATCTATATACCAGGGTTTGATGTTACGTATTAATGCGGTGCAAGTTTTAGATCTCGTAACTGGGGGTCAAGGTGGCGCCAACGCATTCGATAAAGAAGATGGATTCGTAGCTGAACCAAAGCCAGTAGCTAAAGTGGTGGAAGGCGAGGATGAGACCATTGACTTTTAATCGGAATCATTACCGAGCTATACGTGAAGGGTATCGTTCAGGCTTAGAAGATCTTGTTGCTAAGCAACTCGAGTCAGCCTCGATACCCTTTGAGTATGAACCTAAGGATGGAAAGATTGAATACTCTAAGCCGTCAAGTAAACATAAGTACACACCTGACTTTGTATTCCCTACCTTCATTGTGGAAACCAAAGGAAGATTTGTGACGGCTGATAGAAAGAAGCATAAGTTAATCAAGGAACAACATCCTGAATTAGATATTCGTTTTATATTTTCAAATTCAAAAACACGTATCAGTAAAACTAGTAAGACTACATATGCAAAGTGGTGTGAACTTAACGGCTTTAAATATGCAGACAGAGTTATACCTGAGTCGTGGCTTAAGGAGATTAAATGACTAAGCTTGAAACAGTTAGAAAGATCTTGAAGAAAGATAAACATATCACTCACCTTAAAGCTCAGCACTATGGCATTGGATGTATCCGTAAGGTCATCTCATTGTTAAGAGCAGAAGGATTAAGTATAGAAACACAACGTAAGACAGACGCAAAGGGAGCACCATACACTAGTTGGAAACTGGTATGAGTGTAGTCCATGAGCCCTGCCCTAAATGTAACAGCAAGGATAACCTAGCCAGGTATCCGGAGGGCAGTGCTTACTGCTTTGGCTGCGGACATTATGAACATGCTAATGGACAAACTAATCAATCAACTAAGGGAGGTACACCTGTGCTGAAGGACCTAGAGTATAGATCATTAAGTAAGAGAGGGATCAGTCTTGATACAGTTAAGAAGTTTAACTATCAAGTAGGTACATACAAAGGTAAGCCAGTACAGGTCGCCAACTTTAAAGATGCAACAGGTAAACCTAAGGGACAGAAGCTTAGGTTTGCCGACAAGAGTTTTAATTGGACAGAGAAATCAGACACCATGTTTGGTCAACATCTATGGAACGATGGTAGATCTGTTACAGTTTTTGAGGGCGAGATAGATTGCATGACGTTCTCTCAACTCATGAATCATAAGTATGCTTGTGTCTCTGTCACGAATGGAGCACAAGGATCTAAGGCACAACTTGCTAAACACTTAGAGTGGTTAGAAAAGTTTGATGAAGTTGTTCTTATGTTTGATGAAGACAAGCCTGGTCGAGATGCAGTGGCAGAGTGTGTCACCTTATTCTCGCCGGGTAAAGTTAAAGTCGCACACCTTCCGATGAAGGATGCTAATGAATGTTTGTTAGCGGGCAAAGGTGGTGATGTGGTTCAAGCATTTTGGAAAGCTAAGCCTTGGCGTCCCGATGGTATCGTTGATGCAAAAGATACATGGGACATCTTGACTACTGAAGTTAAGAATCAAACTAAAGATTATCCTTGGGAACATATCAACAAGTTCATTGGTGGTATAGCACGAGGACAACTTACAACAATCACAGCAGGTACAGGGATAGGTAAGTCTCTCTTTACAAGAGAGCTTGCTTATTCTTTATTGCAACAAGGGGAGACAATAGGTTATGTCGCACTCGAAGAAAACATCAAACGAACAGTACAAGGTTTCTGCAGTATATCGCTTGATCTACCATTACATCTTAAGCCTGACAGTGCTAGTCGAGAGCAACTACGGGAGGCCTGGGAGGCTACTTGTGGAAGTGGTCGACTATACCTTTATGATTCTTTTGGATCTATGGAAACAGATAATCTTCTATCTCGTATACGTTATCTTAACAAGTCTCTTGGCTGTAGCTTCATTGTTTTGGATCACATATCAATTGTGGTTAGCGGCCTGGAATCAGATAACGAAAGGAAAGCTATAGATATTGTGATGACTAAGCTGCGAAGTTTAGTTGAAGAGACAGGCATAGGTTTGATTCTAGTGTCACATCTTAAACGATTACAGGGAGACAAGTCACATGAAGACGGAGCTGTTACTTCTATATCGCATCTTAGGGGGTCGGCCAGTATCGGCCAACTCTCAGACAAAATCGTATCGCTCGAAAGAGATCAGCAAAGCGAAGACCGCAACACAACCACAGTCCGAGTTCTTAAGAACAGAGACAGTGGCGTCACAGGAGTTGGTGGATCAGTACGATACAACCCAACTACCGGAAGACTTACTGAATCAACTGCATTCGACAAAGAAGAGGAGGTAATCTTTTGATAACTAAAGGCAAAGCTATCTGTAACAAATGTAAGAAGGATGCGTTCTTCTTTAATGGTAAGTGGTGGTGTGCCGTTGTTAGTAATCCAGGAGCATGGAATCTAACAGGGGCATGCAAGACTAAAAAATTTAGGGAGTAATTATGAAAAAGAATTGGGGTCCATTCCATGCACTGCTCGCAGTGATAGTGCTATACATATTTTGTTACATGTTAATAAGGAACATGCATGCTGTACTTTGATATTGAGACGGACGGATTTATAGAAGACCTTACTAAGATACATTGTCTTTGTATAAGAGATGATGAGACTGAAGGTGTCTATAGATTTAATACAGACATTGAGCCTGGGTTAGATATGCTTATGCAAGCAGATAAGATAGCCGGTCATAATGTTATTAAGTTTGATATACCCGCAATACAAAAGTTGTATCCACACTTTAAAGTAACAGAGCAACAGGTCATTGATACTCTTACGCTCTCTACTTTAATTTATCCTGATCTATCTGAAGTTGATATGAAACTATTGGCCAAAGAAAAATTGGACAAAAAATTATTTAAGAGTCACGCCTTGAAAGCTTGGGGTCAGCGTATGGGATTCCTTAAAGGTGACTATGATATGTCTGTTGAAGATAACAGATTGTCTTGGTCACAAGAGATGGAAGACTATTGTGTGCAGGATTGTTTAGTCACTGAGAAATTATATAAACATCTCATGTCTAAGAATCCTAGTAAAGAATCTGTTGAACTAGAACACCAGTTGCAATGGATCACTGCTGACATGGAGACACAAGGTTTCTACTTTGATAAAGAGAAGGCTGCTGATCTGCATACTAAGTTGATAGCTAGGAAGTTAGACTTGGCTGCGGAATTACAGAAGGCCTTCCCTCCTTGGGAAGTCAAGGCACCTCCGGTTATCTCTAAGTCTACCAACAGTAAGACAGGTAGAGTCAAGGGTCAGCCTTATGTCAAGGTAACCATCACTGAGTTCAATCCTAATTCTCGTATGCATATAGCAGACAGACTTAAGACTATTCATGGATGGGAACCTAAAGAGTTTACACCTAGTGGACAAGCTAAGGTTGATGACTCTGTTATAGCTAAGCTAGATTATCCTGAAGCTAAACTCTTAGCTGAGTATCTAGTTATTGATAAACGTCTTGGGCAATTGTCAGATGGCAATCAAGCCTGGTTAAAAAAGGTAAACACTAATGACTCAAAGATACATGGTTCGATTAGAAACAACGGAGCAGTCACAGGTAGGGCAACCCATTCACATCCTAACCTTGCACAAGTTCCTTCTAGCTCAGCACCCTTTGGAAGTGAATGTCGTGGACTATTCTCTGTTCCAGTTGGGAAGTCCTTGGTGGGAGCTGATTTATCAGGGCTCGAACTTAGATGCCTTGCTCACTACATGGGCCAATATGACTCAGGAGCTTATGCCAAGCAGTTGTTGGAAGGCGACATCCACACTACAAACCAACACGCCGCAGGGCTTAACGACAGGGCACAAGCAAAGAGATTTATTTACGCATTCCTGTATGGAGCGGGTGCAGAAAAGATAGGTGAAGTAGTAGGTGGATCTAAGAAAGAAGGAGCTATGTTAAAGAAAAGATTCTTAGCTAAGACTCCGGCCTTAAAGAAACTTATTACTAATGTTACTGCTTATGCTGAGAAGCATGGGTATGTACCAGGACTAGACGGTAGGCTGTTAAAGATAAGATCACCACACGCTGCGTTGAATACATTACTTCAATCAGCAGGTGCACTCATATCTAAGCAGGCTATTATTTTATTTAAACAATTGCTAACTGATAAAGGTTATCAGGATAGAGCACACTTAGTAGCTTGGGTACACGATGAGATACAAGTGGAATCAGACAAGGAGATAGCAGATGAGGTCGGCAAGCTTGCAGTTCAGTCTTTTGAAATTTCTGGAAAACACTTTCAATTCAGATGCCCAATTACAGGCGAGTACAAAGTCGGAAGTAATTGGTCCGAGACTCACTGAGGTATTAAAGAAATCATGGGTCGATGGTATTTGGTTACAAGGATTAGTAGCTCGTAGTCATAGGTTTGAAATAGCACTGGCTGCTAGTGAAGGACTCATTACAACTAAAGGACTTGACGGTACCTATTGGGATCGTTGGTTAATTACAGAGAAGGGGATGAAATGGCTCAACAAAAAATAGGACTACTAGATGCAGACATACTTGCATACCAAGTAGCTAGTACCCATGAGGTACGTGTTGATTGGGATGGTGATGGAGAAGTAAGTCAGTACGTTACATCACTTGAGTCAGCTAAGGCTAAGATAGATAAGACTATCGGTGAGTACATGTGGAACCACAAGATACATAAGATGGTTATATGTCTGACTGATAAGCATAACTTCCGTAAGGATATCTTACCTACATACAAAGAGAATCGTAAAGGTTCTATTAAACCATTACTACTATCAGATCTTAAAGAGTATATGTCTAGTAACTATGAATCATTCTTAAGACCTGGACTAGAAGCTGATGATGTCA